TGGGAGGGGATACGTTAGCAGCTACATCCGGTTTAATTAGTTCGGTACTATCCGATGGCGTTACCATTACAGGAGATGGAACAACAGGAAGCGAATTGACTGTGGACACGTCTACGGTTATAGCTACAAAACAAGATTTGGATTTATATTACCTTGATTCTAATCCGGATGGATATACATCGAATACGGGTACGGTTACGAGTGTAGGCGGTACAGGAACGGTTAATGGAATATCTTTATCAGGTACGGTTACGAGTTCAGGCGATTTAACTTTAGGTGGATCATTGTCAGGGGTTGATTTAGCTTCTCAAGTTACGGGAACATTACCAGTTGCGAATGGGGGTACTGGTAGTGCAACGCAGAATTTTGTTGATTTGAGTACAACTCAAAACGTTGGTGGTGCGAAGACGTTTACATCAACAGTAACAGGATCAAGATTTGACCCAACTTCATCAAGTACAACAGGTAATGGAATGTATCTTCCTACAACTAATACATTAGGTTTTAGTACGAATGGAAGTGAGAAAATGAGGATTGATGTTAACGGAAATATAGGATTAGCAGTTACACCAAGTCCGTGGGATAGTATAAGAAGAGCATTGCAGGTTGGTACTTATGGTGCATTATCTTGGCTTGGTGGAATTGATATTAATTTTACCAACAATGCTTATTATAACGGAACAAATTGGGTTTATATTGCAAGTCAAGAAGCATCTTGGTTATATAATAATAGAAATACTTACACTTGGTATCAAGCAGCAATAGGTATAGCTGGTAATCCTATATCATTTACTCAAGCGATGACGTTGGATGCAAGTGGTAGGTTGGGCATAGGGACATCACCATCTGAAAAATTAGATGTTAATGGAAAAGTAAAAATTGGAGATTTAACAGGAACAGGTGGAAATGCAGTTTATGAAAACGGTGGTGTTTTAGGTGTAGCATCAGATTCAAGATTTAAAAGTTATATAGGCGATATAGATAATGGGATAAAAAAGGTTTTGGATTTAAGACCTAAATATTTTGTAGATAATAGAAACTCTACATTTCAACAATTAGGTTTTTATGCTCAAGAAGTAAAATCTGTAATAAATGAAGCATCATATCCTATTGGAAATACTGATTATTATGGAATAAATGATAGAGCAATAATTGCAGTTACAGTCAAAGCCATTCAAGAACAACAAGCAATAATAGAATCTCAAGCAACAGAAATAGAAACTTTAAAAACACTTATAACAGAATTATCAAACAGATTAACAATTTTAGAAAATAACTAAATATGAAAACGTTATTCACATTCAGACAAGCATTAGAGGTGGTGATGTTCATTATGATAGGCTTATTCTCCAAGGCGTTAAAAAGTCAAGTACCTGATTCAATCTATTATGTACCATTCACGTTTACAACGGAAGAAACCACAGGTACATTAGACTCACAAGCATTCATCGTATATGAATCAAAGATACTTCCAAATACAGGCGTTATGACCTTTGAAGCAATTGATAAGGTTATGGATTCTATTCAAGTTAGCGAATACGCATTCAATCTGATTTATCGCAATGAAAACCTTAATTGGTTGGACGCAGCTCGACTAATGAAAAGAGAAAAACTCGCAAGGTTATACGCTCCAGTTAATGACATAATTCGCTCAATGGAAGGGTACGGATTCTTTGTCAAGACACGATTAAAATTCGGAGATGGATTCGAAGGTAGGTGGATTGCTCGTATTAATGGAGGCGATATAATTTGGTTTGAAGTAGATAGATTAATGAATGTAAACGAAACCACAATGCAAGGAGAACCAATCGAAGGTGGCAGAACAGGAAAGATGTTGATTTACACCGAGAATAGATTCAAGGTTCAGACCTTGTTTAATGACGTGATTGATTTCAGAGAGTATTGGAATAAGGAATTGGATTCAGATTTCTTCGTAATTGAATCGGAGGGGAACAAGGTAATAATGCGAAAAATAGATTAATATGAAATACGACAACATTGTACCAGTATTTGAACGAATGGTTAAAAGCAATGGATTTGCAGTAGTTGTTATGTTTGGAATGATGACAGCTATGGCATATACTTTGTGGAATCAATACAATCGAATGAATGATCGACTTACTGCTCTTGAAAAAGAAATTGTTGAATGTTATAAAGAAAATGCAGTCAAGAGCAATGTACTTATTGAAAAGAATACTAAAGTAATGGAAGAAGTAATATTTCACTTGCAAAATAAAAAGTGATGGCTAAACAAAAAATAACTATTGATAAGGTCATAACTATTTTGACTATTATTGATACGATTGTTAAACAAATTAAAGAAATTCTAAAAAAGAAATCATGAAAGGTATAGAAGAAATTAAAGACACTCTTACAGATTTATTAGAAGCTATTGATAAGTTTGAAGGAACGTTGAAGGGTGGTAAGTTTGATTTAGTAAAGTTCTTTGGATTTGCTATGGATGCTTATCCTAAGGTACAAGAGGCTATTGAGGATTTCCCTACATTTGTAGCTGAAGTAAAAGACTTGTCAGTAGAAGAATCTAAAGAGTTAGTTGAGGTATTAAATGATGTAAAGCTTGATAACAAGTATTCTGGAAAAGTAGCTTATTCGTTAGTTGGTATTTTGTTGTCTTATCATTTTTTGGGCAGTACATTTGAAGGAGGTATGACTATGCTTGAGTATTGGAAGGAATTGTAAGAGAGTTCTTTTGTACTGTCTTTAGTGAGGGGTATGGAATATTTTTCCTGCCCCTCTTTGTTTTGTCAAATAAATTGATTAGAATTGCGTTAACTCATTATGAAAATACAACAAGTAAAAACCAGAATCTTTGATGGCATCATTATTTATGATATGTTCTATAGTAACAATAAGCCACTATACACTTATCTACCAATAACTCGTTTGCCCTCTATCGTATTAAACTTTGACATTGAAATTGTTGATGAGAACTTTGTTTACTTCTATAATGGAGATGAATGTGAATTGATTCCTTACTATGAAAAGAATAAAGCACAGATAGACAATATCCTTAATGAGAACATTAGCGAATGCGTTATTGACTTTAGTAATTATTTAAACTTTATATACAACCTAAGAAAATGACAATTAAAAGCAAAGTAAACAAAGACTTCACTATTATCCCTAATGCTATTTTAAGTAATGAGAATCTGAGTATGCAGAGCAAATTCTTACTTATCTATGTCATTAGTTTACCCACAGATTTTGAGGTGAGCCTAAATGGTTTAAGCAAGGCTATGAGTAATAATGCGACTAAAGTAAGTGAGGCTGCAATTCGGAAATGTTTGAAAGAATTGAAAGATGTAGGTTATGTAGTAAGAGTATTCGACAAGGATGAAAGTGGAAGGATGGTAGGCTCACATTACAATTTCTATGACACAATTCAGAAAGAAAGTAAACTAATTAGTGTACAAAAGACAGAAGAAAAGAAATTAGATGTTGACTTGGAGGATGAAAAGAAAAAATTATTGATTTCATATTTAGATTATAGATCACAAATGTATCGTATTAGTCCAAAGTCACAAAAGAAGAAGTTTAAGGAGTTAAAGTCAGTTACTCACCTAATTAATATGTTTAAGAAGTATAGTGTAGAAGAATTAAAAAAAGCAATAGAGCAGACTATGATTAATGAATGGAGTGGTATTTTCCCAAAGAAAGAGAATGTGGCAAGATCAGTTGTAAATAGATTTGAAACAATATGAAAATTATAGATTATCACGCATTTGTCATTGTAGTCAATCCAGAGATTAATTACATAGAAGAGGGAGAAAAGCCTACAATCTACATTACAAAGGATAAGCTAAAGAATGCGACTTATTGTACTTACATTTCCACTAAAATCGCTTGTCTAAGATTAAATGGATGCAAGTTGACTGAGGAAAACATAGAAAACATTGCAGAGTATAGTGAAAGTGTAAAGGGTGCATTAATAGCCACTAAACTATCATTATGACTAAGATGCAAATATTTACAAGTCTATTCAGTAAATTAAACCACAGGAAAGCAATAGAAGAGATTAAAGAAAGTGCAGTCCAGTTCCCCATAGATTATGAAAATGATTGTGTTACATGGGGCATTCCATCGGTAGACTTGTTAAAATATTACATCTATCAAATGTTTGATTTAGTCTACCACAATAAAAAGAAAGAGTTTACGTTAAGTGTTTTTGACAACTATGTAATAATGTGTAAAAAAGAATTTACTTTTTATGTAAAATTGGGTAATTATGAAAGGGAAGTTGAATATAACAGATCACTTAAAACTAAAGAAAGATAAACCCAAGAAAAGTAATTGGCTAAAGGACACGTTAAGACAGTATGAGTTAGAGCATTTAGAACTCTGTAAGTGGCTGAAGGATATGGATGTTGTTAGTGATATGTATGTGAGAAGTTGGCCCAACACAGAGCAGTTCTTAGAAGAGAATAAAGAGTTATTACAATTCTACTATATATACGACAACCTAAAACAAAAAACAAATGAATCAAAAGAAAGAACTTCTCCTCCTGCAAACGATATTAGATGACAATAGTTGGTTAGAGGAAGTTTCCCTTAGTGCAAATATGTTTAAAGTCTATCCAGAAGTTGCACAATTTATATTTAACAAGTACGCTGACAATAAAGAAGTAAGCTTCGCTGATGTGATGTTTAACTTTGAAAGCATTCAATTAGGCTCTGAAGTAGTAGCTGACTTTGTGGGTATTGCAGAGGACTTTATAAGCGATTATAGAAGGGATGAGGAGGTTTTATATCTCAAGGCTACGTTAGATATGATTGAGAAGGGAAGTGGCGTAGAAGAGGCTCGTATAGCCTTAGAGAAGAAACAAGTTGAATTGGATGGAGGCTTTAATACTGATGTTACATATCGCTATAGTCAGTTTAGAACTTACATAGATGATATAAACAATAACTATACTATTAGAGAAGAGGGTGGAGTGGTTATGACTGAGTTAAATAAGTTTAACAAGATTATGGGTGGCTATAGAGAAGGTAGGTTTAATGTCATAGCTGCAAGACCAGGAATGGGTAAGACTTCATTAATGATCCAAGAAGCTTATGATTTAGTTAGACAGGGAGTTCCTGTATTATTTTATTCTTTAGAAATGACTGCTACTGAATTGATTGCTAAGTTAGCCAATATTGCTACTGGTATTAGTTATAAGAGGCAAATTAGTGGTGAGATGAGTAAGGATGAATTAGAATTTTTGACTAAATTTAGTAGCGAGTTATATGAGTTACCCTTGTTTATTGTCGACAATAAGAATAAGTGGTATCAGATAAAAGATGATGTCCAGAGAAAGATTAGAAAGTATGGCATTAAAGTAGTAGTGTTTGATTATGTTCAATTGATAAATATGCCTGGAGCAAATACATTAGAGCAAATAAGCCAATTGAGTACAGGAATTAAAAGATTAGCATTAAACAATAAAATATGTTGTGTGGGCATTAGTCAGATGAGTAGAGATAGCGATAAGGGGGGAAGGTCATTTCCTAAAAGTAGTGATTTAAGAGGTAGTGGGCAGTTAGAGCAAGATGCAGATTTTATTGCGTTCCCCTGGAGGTATGAGGCTATAGATATATTAGAAGATCCTGCAACAGGAGAAAGCTTAGTTAATAGGACAGACATATACATTACTAAGAATAGACATGGGGATGCATTTAAAAAGATACCTTGCGACTATGACTTTCAAAGAAGTAGAATACAAGAGATTAACTAAAACAGTACAAAATGAGATTATTAGATTTTAACATTGATTACGATGACTTTAATAGTCAAGAACAAAAGGAAATAAGTGTTGAATATGTAGACTTGTGTTGTAAAGCAATAGAAGATATTACAGGAATACACAGAAATGAGTGGATGTTTAACAACAATAGAGATGATAAAGTCTGCTATGCTTGGAGGAACATCTTTATATATTCTTTGCACACTATCTTTAACTTTCCTCTTCATTTAGTTGGAAGTCATGTTAGGATGAGTGTAGCAGGAGTTAGGGCAATAGTACATAAAGTAGAAAACAGTAGAGATAAAAAGGATAGGTTTAGGTTATCTAAGATTTATAATTACATTGAAAAACACTATTAGTATGGAAAAGCAAAAATCAAAAGCACTCTACAAAATCAAATTAGCCAAGACTAATAAGATGAAGTTGTTTTGTACAAGTAATGATGACTACTTTATGATTATGGAGATATTAGATACTTTAGAAGATTTGATTGAAAATATTGAATTTCCCTATAACGTAAAGAAAGAGATTTGTCACATACTTATAGAATACTTAGATGAGGCTATGAATTATGATGTTGTTGGGGGATGTAGTAATTATGGTGTAATTATAGCTAATTTAGCAAAGTATTTTGAGGTGCAGGATATGATTCAAAACATTAGATACAATAATCCAGATTCAATGATAAATTACGAGATATGTCTCAATTAAAAGAGGGAGATCAAATAGTAGTTCCTGTAGGTAAGAAGAAAGTTATATGGACAGTTATGGTCAAAGATGAGAAATTAGTTGCATATAATAAGGCTTATGGGTATATTAGCGTAAACTCTTTACGAAATGTCAGGAAGTTATAAAGAGGCTAAAGATAAATTGCCAGATATGTTGACAATAAAAGAGATGTCTTACTATACTGGTTTTAGTGTTAGGTCGTTCACAAATTGGATTAAAGAATATCCAGAGTATTTTAGACCCATTAGTGGAGTAGGTAAACATCGCTTTAAGTTTTATAAAAAAGAATCATTAATCAAATTTATAAAAAATGTTAAATCAAGTAATGCTCATTGGAAGGGTTGGCAAAATCTATGACAGTAAAAGTGAAACAGTAACTGCTTTCTCATTAGCCACTACGGAAAACTACAAGGATAAGAGTGGTGAATGGCAGGATAAAACTGTATGGCACAATTGTAAGATGTTTAATAAGAACTACAAGTTTGAGGTGGGGGATTTAGTTTTAATACAAGGCAAGATTAGTACAAATGAATACACAAATAAGGATGGACAGAACGTTAAGGCTCAAGAGATTATTGCAAACCAATTGCGAACACTAAACAAAAAATCAGATAATGACAATAACAATCAAAGGGGAGGAGAAAACATACCTTTTTAACCATCAATTTCGTGCTGACTTTTACGAATTATTAGCAGAATGCCCTCATGTTGGAGATTACAATGAGAAGGAACATTTGTCTAATATATGTAAGGGAGCAGTATATATGTTCTTCTTGATTAAATACCCTCACATGAGAGTAGCTAATTTGTTAGACGTAGAAACATCACAAGTGCATAAGTTAACAGAAATGGTTGAAGCTACTTCGGATAAAGAAGAAAAAATGATAATTAAAGAAATTTTACACTACTTACACAATAATATAGACTTGCATATAGTTTAAGTATCATTATTCATTTAAAGACAGTAAAATGGAAGTTGAAAAGAAAATTGGCATTATCCAGAGTAAGATGATAGCCATTAAAGAAACAGGTAAGAATCCTTTCCTCAAAAACACTTACTCATTGTATGTGCAGGATATTATGACTGCTCTACAACCACATCTTACGGAACACAATCTTACAGTACATTTTAAAGGCTTTGTATGTGAGCATTCGTTTAAGCAACATTTAATGTTAGTAGTAACGGATAACGATAGTAGTACTTATGTTAATAGTGAGTGGGTGATTCCAGACAATACAGATGTACAAAAATTAGGATCGTACATTACTTATCTAAAGCGTTATTCATTAGTGGCTATGTTTAACTTGTTAGTGGGTCATGATGATAATGATGGTCAAGTATTTAAGAGTAAGGCTACTGTGACTAAAAAGAGTGAGGGAGTTACTGAGGAGCAATTGCAGGAAGCTATCAATATGATTAAGAGTGGTAGTATCACTAAAGAAACTCTGCTAACGTTGAAAGGACACAAATTATCTGATTCACAAAGAAAAAAAATTGAAAGCTTATGATAACTGGAAAGCAATTAATTATCGCAGTATTAGTATTTATTATCTGTAGTCTTGGATGCTATGTTATCGTAGGATTTATTGAGGATAATTTTAATTATAGGGATTGGACTTTGTTTAGTAGATACTTTTTTACAATCTTTTGCGTTTTGATTGGAGTACAACTCCCCAAAGTAAGTAAAGAGTTTTAATGTCATTAGTTTTTGTTTTTAAGGTTTTGTTATGTATTGTGGGGGTCTTAGACTCCCACTTTTTTTCACTATTAAATTTTAAAAAGATGCAAATGCAAAAAAGAGTAGATGTTGGAGTTTGCCATGAAAATGAATATTATGAAGTAGACGTTACATTTTCGTATTATTATGATGCAGGAAGAAGTTATATGAGCAATGGAGATCCTGGTTATCCATCTGAAGAATCACTTGACATAATTCGAATTCACAATGAAGTACCAGAAGAAATAACTGATGAGATGATTATAGATGCGTTGTATGAGATAGTAGATGACATTAAGGATGAGGATATATAATTAAAATACAGTAAAATGAAAGCAACATTAAAGTTTAAACTACCACAAGATTATGAAGAGTATAGAATGGCAGTAGATGGTTCGACTATACATCATGTATTATATGCTTTAAATCAATGGTTAAGGGGCAAGATTAAGTATCCAGAAGATGATGTATCTGAAGATACTTACAATGCTTATCAAGAAGTAAGGGATAAGATTAACGAATTAACAATAGAAAATAATATTGAATTATGACAGACGATTTAAGATTTATATTCTTTCCATCTGGATTTGATAAATATGGTTATTTAGGCGTTTGTTTGGATAAAGATAGTAAGTATTTTAATGCTCTATATCCTCTTGTATTAGCTATGGATTACGAAGCTAAACCTAAATGGTGTCCACGTTGGTTTCTACGATTTTTGCACGTCTATGGCAATTATAGAAGTATTGTAAGAGTAAGAAATTGGACACTACATAGTCTATTTAAAAAGTTGACTAAGGGTATTATGTTTATAGATTGGAAAACTAAGTGGTATGATTACGACTTGCGAATTAGTGTTAATGCTCCACAACACTTACAAGACTTAGCTGATGATATAGAGTATGGATTTGCTAATAGAGGTAGGCAACAAGAACTTGTAAGAGAGATACATATGATAGATCCAGATGCTCCAATAATATGGGGTAGTATTAAACGATTAGAAGAACAATTAAATAAAATAAAAAATAAGGCTGTAGACTTATAAAGTTAAAAAATATGACACCATTACAAAAAGCAGAAGATAAAGGTAAAAAGATAGATGAGAAAAAGATTACAAGGTTAGAAGTTATTAATTACGCTCAAAACGATAGGAGTATTGGTAGATTATTGTCATTACACAAGTCATTGGGTGATTTTAATGCTATAGAACTACAACTGCAAGATGGGGGTAAAACTCTAAAGATATTTTTAGGCTGATTAATTAAATAAATTAAATGAAAATGACACCAAAAGAAAAAGCAGAAGATTTAGTAAACCAATTTAAAAACATTCTGATGGATGAAGATACCGATTGTGGTTATGAAATACTTTGCACTTCAATCGCTATTAAGAATGCTTTGATATGTGCAGATGAAGTTATGACACGAGTGCCTTATAAAGATAGTGGCATAGCCATAGATGATTTAGCTATTGAATATTGGATACAGGTAAAGAAAGAATTAAGAAAAATGTAATAATATGAAAACACCAATGCAAGAGTTGATTGAAAAAATCAATAACGTAAAACCAACAGAGTTCTGTTCTATTGAAACAATCAGAGGTTGGGCAGAAGAATTGCTTGAGAAAGAGAAAGAGGTAATGTGTCGATTTACTGATAACTTTCAGATTAATTGTACTACGAAGTATCTATGTCGTATTATGTCTCCAGAGCAATATTACAACATAACATTTGAAAATGAATAATTATGACCGCAGTAGTATATTTAGCAAAAAATGTCACAAATAAATGGCAAAAAAGTGACAAAACTGCCAAAATTTAGAATAATATGAAAACACCAATGCAAGAGTTGATAAGACTTGAATCAGACCTAACTCGTATGTTTGATTCAGACTACCGAGTAGCAATGGCTTTACTTGAGCATATTAGAACAAATAAAGAAGAAATGCTTGAGAAAGAGAAAAAGGTGATGAGATTAGCAGATAAGAATGGTCAGGATAGGAGTCAATATAAGCACGATTGTAAGTATGGAGGAGCAGAATATTGAAATAGTGAGCCTAAACCCTTTGATAAATATTACAACCTAACCTTTAATAAAGAAATATGAATAACACAGTAAAATTAATAGGGTGGTATGGCTCTGACTTAACTCATGCACAATCAGCTTGGACATCTACCAGTAGAGATTTAACAGAAGACAAGGTAAAGAGGATTCCACAGCTATTAAATATGTTAGCAGAGAATGGTCATCATACACCGTTTGAGAAATCTTCACTACACTTCTTAGTCACTTGCGACCAAGCCTCTCATATTCACTTACTAAAGCACAGGGTAGGTGTTAGCGTCAATGGAGAATCAGCAAGATATAAAGAGTTGACTGAGGATAAAACATATTTACCCTCTGATTGGACACAAATTCAAATTTCCAAAGGACATACGAATGAATTCTTTTACGATGATGATGGTAATGTTAATAGTTGGGTTGGAGTATTAAATTCTTATACTAGTTTAGGTAATACTCTTTATCATCAGTGTTTAGAAGACCTTACTCCAGTGTTAGGTAGAAAAAGGGCTAAAGAATCAGCGAGGTTTTTTAAGACTATGAATAGTCAAATCACAATGGATGTAATGTTTAATTGGAGAAGTTTCTATCATTTCTTATCTTTAAGGAATAAACAGGATGCTCAGAAAGAGATTAGAGAGATTGCACATCAAATGCTACATCAAGTAAAGAACATAGAAAACAATCCATTTAAGTACACAATAAAAGCGTTTAGTTTATAGTTTAATTAATAAAACAATTATGCCTAAAATAAAAACTATAAACGGTAACTGTATTAAAGAACTTAATAATTTAAACATTGACTTTAAGAAAGTAATTTTTGTTAGTGACCCTCCATTTAATGTTGGTTATCACTATAATTCTTACAAAGATAATTTATCAGAAAATCAATATTATGATTTATTAGGCAATATTTTTGGCAATCACAAGCATGTGATAATTCATTACCCAGAACAACTTTATAAGCATTCTTTCAACATTAAGATGTTTCCAGAAAAAGTAGTGAGTTGGGTTTATAATAGCAATACTGGTAAACAACACAGAGATATTGCTTTTTTTGGGGTAAAGCCAGACTTTAGAAGGGTAGGTCAACCATATAAAAATCCTACTGATAAAAGAATTGCAAAAAGAATAGCCGAAGGTAAAAAAGCAAGACTTTATGATTGGTGGGAAGTAAACCAAGTGAAAAATGTTAGCAAAGAGAAAACAGAGCATCCATGTCAAATGCCATACGAAGTAATGAGAAGAATAATTGGTATATTACCAGAAGGTTACACAATTATAGACCCTTTTATGGGTAGTGGAACAACTGCTTTAGCTTGTATTGAGTTTGATAGAGATTTTATAGGAATTGAAATGGATGATAAGTATTTTGATATAGCTAATAAACGTATTAATGAATTAACATTTAATAATTAAAATCTAATAAAATGAATGAAAAAGACTTATTGAAATTTGCCCAAGAGTACTCTCAAAGTTTAGCTAAGACATCTATTGATAGATTTATTAAACTTAAAGAAGAAGCTGAGAAACATCAAAGTGTAAGTGCAGTAGCTTACGAGATTAGTATTGAAGTATTAAGAGAAGTATTCTGTATAAAAGATTATTAAAATGAAAGTACAATCAAAGAATCATAAGGATGATATAACCTACCACTACGACATCCTACAAAACACACAAGAGTGGCATGAGATGAGAGCAGGTAGGATAGGGGGTACTTCTGCTTCTACTTTATTAGTCAAAGGCAAAAGTGAAGATGGACTTGGAGCAGGAGCATATACTATGATGTATCAAAAAGTACATGAGTTACTTAATGGAGTAGAAGATGTTGTAGAATTTAAGAATGATGCTCAACAGAGGGGTCATGACTTAGAACCAATAGCAAAGAAAAGATATGAAGAGATTACTAATAATGTAATTAATGATGTAGGGTATATAAGTCAAGGTATTTTGTTTGGATGTAGTCCAGATGGATTAGTGGGTGATGATGGAGGAGTAGAGATTAAATGTCCGATGGGTAAAGAATATGTGCGTTATATGACTACAATGGATGTAGATAAGTCTTACTTTGCCCAGGTGCAATGGTGTTTATATATTACAGGTAGAAGTTGGTGGGATTTTATATACTTCCATCCAGACTTTAAGAACTGCGATTGTATTATAAGAAGATACAAGCCTTGTGCAGATACATTTGAATTATGGGATAAAACTACTAAAGCTTATGAACAAAGAATCATCGAAATCACAGAAAAGTACAAAGAAGAAACAGGATTTCGTTTACTTTAATGATGAGTGGAACGAAAAAGAAGAAAAGCCTAAAAGTGAAAGTTGAATTTACACAGTTCACTACATACAAAGACTTTTTAAGATTCTTACTTAATGTCAGATACCATCCAATAGCAATCACAATAGAGAATAGTTATCTACAAAACAATATGTTTAATTACAGATCCAGTAAAAGTGTATTAGCTAAGATTGCTCGTAACGTGGGTCAGAATCAAGCTTGTAGCCAGATTACTTATGACTTTTGTATGGAGTTGTTTGTTGAATCTTGTATCCACAATGTAAGTCCTAAAGACAAGGGGGAGAAGTGGAATCAGAATAGATTTGAGATGGAAGTGCAGGAAAGAAATCACGAAGTAATTGGAAGAGCAAACCAAGACATGAGAGATGCTTACAAGTTATGCTTGATGGGTCTAAGTAATGACAAGGGAATATACTGGGGGATTGATCCATCATTTAGAAAGAATGG